TGTACACGGTTGGCATCGTTCGCAACATGCAGAAGCCCATCCGTGTTCGCCTGCTGGACAATGACGAGACTGTCCGTCTGTACAAGCTCGACAAGGACGGTTTCGTAGTCATCGAATTGTACAAGAAGGTGGAAGGGTCATTTCCACCTGAGGGTGCGCCTACCCAGACATTCAAACCCACCGACGCTAACGGAAATCGCATCGTCGATATTCCGGTCGATCCGGTCAGTCTCGATGGAGAATTCCATCCCACCACCGGCCCCTTGGACAATGTCGTTGAAACTAACCTAGACCACTACCTCAAGCAGGGTCAGCTTACGGTCCTCACGCTCTACGGCATTAGCCCTTTCTTGTTCTTCTCAGGGGTCGAACGTGGAACGGATATTGATTGGGTTCCCGGCGGCGTATTTTGCGATCCCGAGAAGGAAGCAAAGCCCTACGTCGTCAGCGTACCGGCTGACCATGCGATACCCCTAGAACATCAGCTACAGTCCCTTGAGGACCGTCTTGCAACGCTGACAAGCCGCATCCTCGCTCGTCACAAGCCGGTTGCTGAAGCGGCTGAGACAGAAGCCATGCGACAGGGCGCTGAAAACTCCGTGTTGGCAATGATCGCAAACAGCGTGAGCGAGGCAATCGAAAAAGCGTTGCAGCGCGTGGCTATGTTCCTCGGTGAGGAAGGATCTGTGCGCTTCCAGATAAACACGGACTACATTCCCGCCAATCTGGACGCCAACCAGATAAAGGCGTTGCTCGAACTGAACCAAGCTGGCCGCTATTCAGACGAAAGCCTGTTCTACAAGCTGCGCGATGGTGGCCAGTATGACGAGACGCTGACATACGACGAAGAGAAGAAGCGCATTGCTGCTTCTACTCCTGTTGAAGTGCCAGTTCCTCCAACCGGTCTAGCCTCTCCTGAATAAGTAAAGATGTACTGGTCCTGCCGGTACAAGCCGCGGTCCTGCCGCACCCTTTACGTTGGCTCCTGGCCAGAGAGGTTACTAAAATGACTGAAGAAGAAATGAAGGCTAAAATCGCCTCACTTGAGGCTGAGAAAGAAGGTCTTAAAACTAAGAACAGCGAACTTATCGACCGCGAGAAAGCTGCAAAGACAGCCGCTGAAACGGCAACGCGGGAGAAGGAAGAAGCTGCCGAAAAGGCTAAGCTGGAATCCGGTACTGAACTAGAACAAGCACAGGCTCAAATTAAGAAGCTAGAACGCGAACGCGATCAAGCGGTTGAACGGGCTGATAAGTCCGAAGGCGCGCTAAAATCAGCCAATCTATCGAACGGCATCAAGGCAGCGCTCACAGCAAACAACGTCAATTCCAATTTCGCCTCTGCTGTCGAAGCTCTATTCACGAGCAAGGCCGTGTTTGATGATGGCGCTCCTACTATCGAAGACCTGCCACTAGCTGACTACGCGAAGAAGTTCTTCGCCAGCAAGGAAGGCCAGTTCTTTGTCGACGCTCCGAAGTCGAGTGGTAGCGGTTCTACCGGCACCGAGACAATAGACTCATATGCGAACAAGCCATTCAACGCAGAACAGTTTGCTATCCAACGTAAGACTGATCCTGCTGGTGCAGAAGCGTGGGCTAAGGCTACTGGAAATGATCACCTAGTGAACTAACGGCTGAACTAAGCACGGTTAGCGGTCGCCATAATAAATACCCGAGGAAACCCGGAAAGGCTGGGTTCGACCATTAGAAAACTCGGAGGTTATTATGGCGACTCCACGCCTACAAAACGCATTTGATCCAAAGACGTACACACGTCTGGTCGAGAAGGCAGTTCTCGACAAGTCCGTCCTTTTTAATTCGACCGCTATTTCGCGTAATGCAGAGTTTGATCGTCTAGCTGGCGAAGCTGGCCTTTCGGTTATTATGCCTTACTTCGACGAACTAGATGGTGACGCAGAAGTTGGTTCGCGTGACGCTAGCGTAGCTGGCGCAGTCGGCGCGCTGAACATGGGCGACATGATTGCCCAGAAGGACTTCCTCAGCAAGGCATGGGGTGTTTCCAAGCTAGACGCTCAGCTTTCAGGCGTTGAGGACGTTCTTTCTGCATCGGCTGAGAAGACCGCTCGTTATTGGCTGCGCCAGTACGAAGCTCTTCTGGTTCGCAAGCTCAAGGGCATCATCGCAGACAGCGAAGCAAACCACGAAGGCGACATGGTGAAGAACATCTACAATGACGTAGCTGTTGGTTCGCTCAATGAAGCTAACTTCATCAACCCCGGCGCTGTTATCGACACCATGCTCACGCTTGGCGACAACTTCGATGACATTGGCCTTATCGTTATGCCAACCGTTGTTTACGGCAACGGCTTGAAGAACGAAGCAGACCAGTTTGCTGCTCCTTCTTCGGTTAGCCCATTCACCACCTACCGTAACAAGCCAGTTCTCGTAACCGATGGACTGACTTCACGCGCAGGCAGCAACGCCCCTGAATACACCACCTACTTCCTAGGCACCGGCGCTTTCGGCTTCGGCGCAAAGGCAGGCTTGGGTGGCGAAAACGTGATCGTTACCGACGAGCGCGCAGGCCGTAACATGGGCGCAACCGACCTGATTACTCGTCAGCCAGGTTTCATCATGCACCCTACGGGTTACACCTCAAAGGCTCCTATCACGGACGCAAACGCAGGCCCACTACCAGCTTCATACGAAGCAGAAGAAAGCTGGACCCGCGTTGCAGACCGCAAGGCAGTCAAGGTCGCTGCTCTAAAGTCGAACGGCTAATAGACCAACACCAACAGGAAAGGCTCGTCTCACTTCGGTGCGGCGAGCCTTTCTCGTCTTGGAGTAAATACCGACATGGCGAAACTACCTACAGTTGAAGCGGCAGACGCTTATCACGAAGCACGGCTCCATTTGAAATGGCAGGACTTCACTTATGAGCAAAAAGAGGCCGCTCTTTACAAAGCGATGGACTACCTCACCTTCTACGAATTGAGGGACTATTCGTATGAAGGTGCGGCGGCAGTCGCAAAGTACGATGCGCTGGTTGAGCGAGCAATTATCATGCTCGCGCCTGAACTGGCAGCTTCAAACAGTATTGCGGCAACTCCGCTGGTCCTGAAGGAATCCAGCAGCGTGAAGCAGGGTCTAGTAGCCGAATCTAAGGAATACGCTCGCCCAACGGCTGACCGTTTCCCCCAAGTAACAGCATTGCTCAAGCCAATCCTGATCTCATCCAGAGTGGGTGGAAGCGGCATGATGCGAATTATCAAATACTAAGAGGTAATCATGGCAAAGAAAAAGAACAAAGTCGCTACCATTACTGTGCTACAAATCCAGCATAAGCGCACGAACTTCTCTACCTACATTCCGAAGGAAGACTTCGAAGCCCACAACGAAGAATATCGTGCGAATTGGCATGTCGTGAACGAGAAGAAGGTAATCGACCCTGCGCTAGATGCAGTGGAAGAGACACCTGCGCAGGAAGAAGCACCTGCAGAAGCTGAAGCCGACGCTACTGAAGCGAAGGACTAAGCTATGACCCCGCTAGAGGCTCAAGCTAAGCTAGACAGTGCCATCGAAGAATATGGCACTCGCGCTACCCTTACTTCTGCCTCTAGCGTCGTCGTGGACGAGCGCGAAGGCACTGTCACTAAAAGTGACAGCACCCGCGCCTTACTGCTTTTCGAGGACGACGTAGAGGTCACTGCCGTTGATGGTGTTTACGTTGCCGAAACAACGGCAATGGTGCGCTTGGACGAGGAAGTCCAAGTTGGTGAACTAGCCAAGCTGGATGCCGATACCCCAAAACTCAAGCCAGAAGACCAGTTCTATTGGGATGCCTTTTGGAGACTAAACCGGGACAGGGATTTTGGCATGGGGGAAGGATATATACCTTTCCAAGCAATCGACCGCTTCGCTTGCAGATATGACATAGACGATTGGGACTTCGAAGACCTCTTCTCGACCATAACCGCAATGGACACGGTTTACATGGAGGAAAAGGAAAAGAAGCGGCCCAAGGGTAAAAACTAACTCTCCGCAGGTCCGACTAAATACCGGACCCTAGCGGAGAGTTTTTCTATGAGCAATGAAGCGGTCCTAGTACAAGTAGACGGTAGTGGTGCCGTCAAAGCTCTGTCGCGGACAGAAGCTGCATTCATTCGAAATGCTAGAAGCGCTGATAGCTTTGACCGCTCCCTAAGCCGACTTGATAGGACCTTTGCGCGCACGGAGCGCGCTTCCAAGTCGTCGGCTGATGCATTCATTCGGACAGGTGCTGCCGCTCGCAAAATGACGGTGCACCTAGACGCCGCAAACAACAACGCGATCAAAACCAATTCCAGCCTCTTGATGATGTTCAAGACGCTAGGACGTGCCTCGATAGCCGTAGCGGGGCTTGGACTGCTCACAGGGGGCGTAGCGGGGCTCACAGGGGCAATAACAGGCGCAGCGGACAAGATGGCGCTCATGGAAGCGCGCTTGAAAGTCGCAATTGGCGCTAACGGGAATCTAGGCGCAGCGATGAACGAGGTCCGCAATATCGCGGACAAGACCCGAAGCGGTCTGGATGAGATTGGTACGCTTTATACCAAGATCGCTCGCAACTCCGAAAACCTAGGTGTTTCCCTAGGCCAAGTTGGTGGCGCCACACAGAACTTCGCGATGTTGTTGAAGGTGTCTGGTGCGACTGCGGGTGAAAGCGCATCGTCCATCCTACAGCTTGGTCAGGCGTTGGGTTCCGGCGTCCTGAATGGCGACGAATTCAAGTCCCTGAGCGAGAACGCATCCGAGTTTATGAAGGTCCTTGCCAAGAGCATGGGCGTTTCCATCGGGCAGCTAAAGGCGCTTGGTGGCCAAGGCAAAATCACCGGGCAAGAAATCGTCAAGGCGCTGACGGACCCGAAAATGGTAGCCGACATTGAAAAGAACTTCGGTGCGCTACCTGTCACTTTCGCTGACTTCAAAACCGGCTTTGCCAACGCTGGCATGGGTTGGACTGCGAAACTGCTCGCGGGACAGGCGTAACCGGTGGCGCTGGTAGTGCTTGGTTCAAGTACCTGCAGACGACGAACAACGCTCCATATCAGCCGGAGTAAGGGTGGCGCTGGAATAGGTAAATAAGTGCATGAAAGCGCTACGCAAACTCTGGGCCAAATATCGCACAATCATCGATTGGCTCAAAGCGAACGCCGCCTACATCACCATCATTCCTAACATACTGTTCAGCAGACCGGTCCTGAATATCATCCTCGCAGCGATGGTAGCTTTCGGCCTTTTTGGACCTGAGACAGCAAACAGCGTCAAAGACGCGGTGCTTGGTTCCGACCTCGCAGATACAATCGAGGTTATCGACCATGCCAAGTAATCCAGAGACTGATACTGAAATGCGCGACCTGCTAATCCGCTTGGACCAGCGAGTAGACGACGGTTTCCGCAACCTACTTGACCGCCATGATGCAACTGATCGCAGACAGGATGGGCATGAGACGCGCATTCGAGCGCTCGAAGAATGGCGCATTGCAATCAAGGGCGGAGTTCAGGGCGCGGGCATTAGTTGGAAGATCGGCACAATCCTAGTCGGCGTGTTGATCGGCGCTTTGGGTGTAATAGGTTTCCAACTTGCGGTGGTGCCAAAAGCAATCCCCACTCCTGCACACCAGACCGTTAAGGTCGAATCCAAATAAAAGGGGGCCAGCCTTTCGGCCAGCCCTTTCAATCAGTTAAATTGCTTATCGTGGATTTCCGACGCACGCCTTACCAAAGCCTCCACCCGTTTTGCTGTAGTCGAAGCAATGACAAGCTGGAAAAGTTCAGGGTTCCCCTCCATCGGCCTTAACCCAATTCCGACTGGCGTACCTGCTTTGACGGCTTCTACTACCGCTTGAATAACGGGGTCCGTGACGTCTTGAGTGACTTCCGGCTCCGTTCGAATTACGACGCTATCATCCTGTAGGGTGCCCACCGCAATGGCGGGGAAAAGTGGCATTCCGCATTTCAATTGTCCTTGCCGACAGTGCCAGCCCATGATGCCCGCATCTGGACTGTCGAGCACCATCTTCCAACCGTCGAAACTACCGGATGGCGAAAGTGTGGTTTTGTACATTTTGTAACTCCATACCGACCGCAGCAGGACCACCCTGCATTGTATCGATCTTCGGTGGTGTGGAGTTTGAGGGCCAGCCTTTCGGCCAGCCCTTTTCCT